CAGAAGGGCGACAAGAACCGCTGGGAGATCGTGCTCGGCAACGCCACGGCGGAGAGCGGCGGCAATGCCGGATCCGATTTCCAACTGATCAACTACGCCGACGACGGCACGCTGCTCGGCGACGTGCTGTTCGGCAGCCGTGCCACCGGGCTTCTGACCGTCAAGGGCGATCCCGAGGTTGCACTCGGCATCGCCACCAAACAATACGCCGACACCAAGCTAGCGCTGGCGGGCGGCGCCATCTACGGCACGCTGACCATCGGTGGTTTCTTGCAGGTCTACAGCACCACGTCGCTGGGTGCCGATTTGACGACCCAGGGCGTCACGACCTGCGTCGGCGAACTCGTCGCGGTGCGGAGCTATGTCCGGTTCAATTCCCTAACCAGCAACGGCTACATCCAATGGATGAACCAAGGCACCTATTACCTCGGCGGCGGCGCCAGCGGACCTGGCGGCATCATCTGGCACTCCGGCAATCACAATGCGACCGCCCTGATTGCGCGGATTGAGGCCCTCGAAGCCAGGCTGGCCATAACACCGCCGGCGGCACCGCCGGCACCGCCACCACCACCACTGGACGAATGACACCATGAGCATGGGTTATGACGCCACCGCTGGTTTGCCGCCGCTGAACTACACCACGTCGTTCACGAACCCTGGACAGTGGACGATGGGCAACAATGCCTATCTCGGCGGTCAAGGACAGGAAGTACTGGGTGGGATTTTACAGGATACCCAGAGGAGCCAGCAGCGCACCGCCGATCTTATAACCTCTGCCGCTATGGCGATGCCGAACAGCCCTCAAGGCGCGTACGCGGGTAGCGACACTGGCGGCCCGGCTGGCGGCTGGGGCGGCAATGCGTTCAATCAAGGCGCGATCAGCAATTACATGACGGGGGGAGGCGGCTACAACTTCCCGTCCATCCCTGACTACTCCGGTGGTCTTGGTAGCGGCGGCAACGCATCGTCCATCAACTGGAACACCCTGTTCGGCGGCAGCGGATTGGGCGCTTCCGGATTTGATCTCGGGGGCATGCAGAACTGGGCCGGTAACTGGAATATGCCCGGCGGCGGCGGCAGCGAGCTTGCCAACAGCAACTTCGGCGCCGGGATGTTCGGCGGCCTCGGCGGCGGCATGGGCGGAGCGGGCCAGGGCCCGAACAATCAGCTGGATTTCACGAAGCTATTCGATAGCGGCGGCGGAGGTCCGAAAACGGACCCGTATCCCGGCATGGCGTGGCCGGGAGGGCAGAACTCGCCAATGACGATGCCGCAGCAGCAGCCGCAAGATTTTAGTTCGTTGTTTGGGCAAGGCGTCGGCGGCACTGGCGGCGCTCCGCAGCAACCGCCGTATACCTCCGGCATTGCACCCGACGAGACCGGGGGTCGAACCTTCGGCGAGCGTTTCGATGCGCTGGGCGGCAGCGCGCCGATGGGTGACAGCGCACCTGCTGCCCCGCGCATTGACGATGTCGCGCCGAAGTCCAACCTGTCCGAGGGCTTGCTCGGCTACACGCCGCAGCAATGGCCCGACAGCGCGTATGACAAGCCGTCCGATCCGGCGATGGACCAACCGCTGCCCGGCAACCCGTACACCGATCCGCAGGGTGGCGGCCTGTCTGCGGCCGATATGGGCGAGCAGGCCAGGACCAAGCTCGCCGAACTCGTAAGCGCCGAGCCAGCCGAAACGGTCGGAGGACCGACCGGAAGAACGGCGGAAAGCGCCAGAGAGGCCGGCGGAGCGGTGCCGCCTGCCGCCACACCCCGCACCGGCTATAACGCCGATCTGGATTTCCTCTCCAAGCGCGGCGGCCACAACAGTATTATCATGGATGGCAGGATCGTACCTGCCCCGCTTGACAAGGTAACCAATTTCAAGCCGCTCAGCCCAGAGCTAGCGGGGCGTTTGGCGCGAGCGGCGAGGGATTACGAAGCCGCGACCGGCAAGCGAGCTAATTTTGGTGAGTTTTCGCGCGGCAACGACGTGCAAAAAATCTACTGGGATCGCTACCAGGCCGGTGGCGGCATCGCTGCACCTCCTGGCTCGTCACGGCATCAGGCCGGCAACGCTGGCGATATCGGGCGCGGCGAATTCCGCAACTGGCTGCAGGCGAACGGTGGCACGTATGGCGTGCATTTCCCGGTTAGGGGCGATCCCGTTCACGTCCAGATGAACCCGTCCTATCGAGGACCGGCCTACGCCCAGCCCGACAGCGTGCCGCGACCTCCGGCGGATATCCCGTATCCGCAGGGCATCCCGCTGCCTGCCGAGCGACCGGCCGAGGCAGGGCCCGCCGCGGCCCCCGCCGAGGCAACCGCTGTACCGCTGGAAACGCGTCCGGGGGTCAATCAGGGTCAGGATATTACGCCGCCGCCAGCGAATATCCCTAGTGGTACTCCGTTCGTCAACGACGGTACGCCGTTCGGACCGCCCATCCCGTCTGATTATAAGCCCCCTGCCGCTGCACCTGTGAAGCACAGCGGCCTGGAGCTAGCGCGAGCCAACATCGACACGCCGATCGAAAAAATCGCGATGGAGCGCTTCGGCCAAAAGGGGGTCGATGAGGTCAGCTCTATGGTCAGGGGCATGACCCCCCGGCAGATATATGAGAGCTATGGCGGCATGTTCACGAGCAGGGCCGAACCGCTGTTCAAGGGCCTCGGCATCACTCGGCAGGACTTCGAAAAAGCGGTCGCGATGCCGCAGACGAAGCAGGACTTAAAGATGCGGTTCGGAGAAGGGACCTTCGGTCCCTATCCGGACTACACCGGACCCGAGGCGGCACCTGCCGGCGATGGCAACTGGCAACTGCCGATGCCGTCCACCCTGCATCCCGATATCACCGACGAGCGGGGCTTGCCAGCAACCGAACCGGTATCGGCCGCTGTTGGCAGTGTGCGTCCGCAAAGCTTCGCAGACCTTCCTAATGCTGCCGGAGCCATAGCGTCTGATGGGGCCGGAACCGTAGCTCCTAACTCTTGGAATGTGCCGAAAGAAGGCACGCCGGAGTGGAACCAGCAAGTGTATGAGCCCGCGTTTGGCGGCTTCATAATGCGACGCAACGAAATAACAGGCGGAGCAGGCCACTACGCTGATTTCCCGAGAACCGGAAACGTCGAGGACCGAAGAAACGAACAGCTGCCGCGAGACCAACTGGCAGCTTTGAAAGCGAGGGGTGCTAGCTTCGTTCCAGGGCCCGAAGTAGCCCCCACTCCATTGGGTATCGCACTCGGCCTGGGCGACCTGCCGATGCCGAGAGGTGTGACTGCTGCCGGCAGCGTGCGTCCGCAAAGCCTCGCAGACCTTCCTAATGCTGCTCCGAGTGGTCCTGTTGACCCGAGCGGTGCCAAGGAGTTTCAGACCTTCGAAGACATGATGGATCAGTCTGGGTATACCCCGAGCGGCTGGAGTAAACAGTTTACGGATGCGCCCGGCACTGTCGGACCGAGAAGCTCGGCGTTCGGATTTGATCCGGGCGGGTTCGGTGAGGGTGGCTACGGCAACACTTTTGAGCCGCTCGGTGACACCTTCAAAGAGCGTTTCCCGGCGGAGGGAGCTTTCGCCCCGACACCGACGACTAAGACAACCGATGAATTCGTTCCGACGCGATCAATATCCGAACGCGCGCCCAGCCTGGAAGCGGAACAGAAGTGGTTACAGTACGGCGGAGTAGGCAATGCCGAGGTCGGGCCGCCGCAATACAACGGATTTGAGCAGCCGTACGGCCCGGAATATCAGCCCGGCGCGTACACGCGTGAACAGTTTGCAAATCGCGCCGACTTCACTGCGCAGGATCAAGCGGAGAGGCTTGCCGGGCAGCGTGCGGCTGCCGGGGCGCAGATAGCTGCCGATCCCGAACTGAGGCGGAATACGATAGCGACGGTGCTAGCCGAGATGGGCCCAAATCAGACGGATGAAAACCGGTTGAAAGTCATCGAAAGCGCGCTCAATCGCCTTTCAGCCACTAACTACCCGACCGGCATGTACAAGATACTGGGCTATCGAAATGCCGCAGGTGGATATGATCCAGCAGGCAGTCCAATTCAGCGGGCTCACCAAGATCGCCAATATTATGAACCATTCAAGTACGGCGAACGTGGTGAAGAACCCGTCGTCAGAGCGCGCGGATATGCTGTGATGCGCGATCAACCCGCGCTGGCCGAGCACGTCGGCAAGCTGCTGGATGCGGCCATCAAGACCGGCACCAACGTATCTAACCTCGCGACTGAAAATTCATCAGACCCGATATCCGCCCGTCAGCTTAGACTTGGGCTGCAGTCGCCCACCGAGGCAGCCACCATACCCGGAAGTGGTCCGGAGCTTTTCAGCCGTAAGGATATAAACACACCGGCGGCTATGGCAGAGCATGGTGACCCAACCCGGTATCGAAACTGGCTGGCAGGCTTGATGCCGCCGGGCTGGCAGTGGCAGCAGCAGCCTGCATCTAGCATCCCCAATTTTCCGGCACAGTGGAGGCGCTAATGCAAAGGCCAGCTAATTGTATAGCAATGCTTCCGGTCTTTGCTGGGACGGCCGATACCGCCCATTCCCTGGTAACAATAACCGTGGTCATAGAGTTTATCCATGAGCTTATCCATCGTTTTGCAAGCTGCTTCTTTGCGAGGTTCGTCCTCATCCCATCCTCTGAGGCATCCATACGCCTCGCGTACGAATATATTTACTGTCGGTACCCATTTGCGGTCACTCTCGCGCAATTTGGAAGCATGAGCGGAAGAAGTAAGAGCGAGCAGCAAAGCGGCGGCAATAAGTGTTTTCATGGGGGTAAGTATCCTTTTGGTTGTGGGAGTTGAATATGCACACATCAACGATCTATGTCAACCCCACAATGCCGGATGATATCGGTTTCTCGCAGGCTGCCGGCACGCCGGGCGACGTCAGGTTCTACTTCAAGCGGCCCGATGGCCTGCCGTACGAGGAGATTGCGGACCTCAATCCGCAGCTCGTGATGCGACCGTTCACGGGCGGCGGCGCTTTCGGCTACGACATCGATATTCACGACGTCAGCGGGGCTTCGGGCATCGCCACCGTGCCGGCTTCGGTGATGAACGATCGCTTCAACATCGAGGTCTATACCCGCAACAGCCTGCTACAACCTCAGGATATGCTGGCCTGCGGTCGCGTCGATCTCACCGGGTACGGCTACGCGGTATATGGCCCGCTGGCGCCAGCGAGCTACTCGACTGGCCCTGCCGGCCCTGCCGGACCTCAAGGCGTGGCGGGCCCTGTCGGCGACCAGGGCGTACGCGGCTCGCGCTGGTACACCGGGCCAGGCGCTCCCGGCGCAGTCCCCGACGTGCGGGTCGAGGGCGACATGTGGCTCAACGAAACCAACGGAGACGTCTGGCGCTGGGATGCAGGCGCCGGGACCTGGATGGCGTTTAAAGGGGTGTGATCCGTGACGTGGAATGCTGAAACCAATATCAAAGGCCCGAAAGGCGACAAGGGCGACCAGGGCGTCCCAGGCCCGCCAGGCGCCTCGGGCGCCGGCACCGGCAACGTCAACGGCCCTGCCGGCGCCGTCGCGGATCGCATTGCGACCTATAACGGCACCTCCGGCACGGTCATCAAGGACGGCGGCAAGCTGGTTTCAGAGCTGGCGCTAGCGTCGCACACGCACACCGCTTCGCAGATCACCGACTTCGCGGAGGCCGTTGACGACCGCACCGCGGCTTTGATCCAGAACGGCACCGGGATCACCTGGGCCTACGACGATACTGCCGGCACGCTGACACCAACCGTCTCGGCGGCAGGGGGATACACCGACGAGCAGGTAGACGACCGCGTCGCGGCGCTATTGGTCGCCGGCACCAACATCACGCTAAACTACAACGATGTCGCCAATAGCTTGACCATCAACGGCACGGGCGGCGGTGGCGGCGGTACCGCTGCCAGCGTGACGTTCACGCCTGCCGGCAACCTCGCCGCTACCGACGTGCAGGCCGCGCTGGTCGAGCTCGACACCGAAAAGGTCGCCAAGGCTGGCGACGTCATGACTGGCAATCTGCAGATCGGCAAAGCCAACCCGTCGCTGATATTGCAGAAGCTCGCCTCGGGGCAGGCCAACCAGCTCGCCGGCTACAACGGGGCCAATGCGCGCTGGTCGGCGGCGCTGGGCGACAACACCGCCGAGAGCGGCAGCAACAACACCGGGTCCGATTTCGCGCTCTACCGCTACAACGACGCCGGAACCTACATCGACGCGCCGCTTACCGTCGCGCGGACCAATGGCGGCACCACCTTGACCGGCACGCTGACGCTGCCGAACGGCACCGGAGCCTTGCCCTCGATCGTGGGCGCCGGCTTCACCACGACGGGGCTGGCCTGGTCGGGTTCGGGCCTCAACCTCTGCGCTGGCGGCGTCTCCCGCGTGCAGATCAGCAGCAGCGTCATCGTTTCCACGCTGCCGTTCACGGGCCCCAACGGCGCTGTCTCCGCACCTGCCTATGCGTTCAGCGGCGAGGCCTCCAGCGGGCTCTACCGCAAGACCACCGGCTCGGTCTCGGTATCGGGCGCTAACTCCGAGGTGATGAATTGGGTCGGCTCGACCAAGACCACGACGGCGTTCGGCCCGGTCCTTCTTCCGGTCGGTGAGCCCACTGCAGCGCAGGCGGCCGTGCCAAAGGCCTACGTCGATAGCATCGTAGCGCGCAATATCATCATCAACGGCGACTTCCGCATCAACCAGGGCGGCTATGTCTCCGCTGCGGTGCTGGCAACCACCGTGTACGGCCATGACCAATGGAAGGCCGGTCCGCTCGGCGGCGACTACTCCTTCACGCAATTGGCGACCTCGACGCAGATCACGATTGCGTCCGGCAAAACGCTGATCCAGCCAATCGAGGACAACCGGGTCATCGGCGGTTCCTACGTGCTGAGTTGGACCGGCACCGCGCAGGCGCGCGCCGGCATCAACACGTTCGTGCCTTCCGGGGCCTACGCCGCCAGTCCGCTATTGATCTCGGGACAGACCGCAGGCGCGGCGATGGCCGTCGAGTTCAACGCCGGTACGCTCGGCACCGTCAAACTCGAAAGCGGGTCAGTCGCGACGGCGTTCGTCGTGCCGGCCTATGCGAGTGAATTGGTGCTGTGCCAGCGCTACTTCGTGCGCCCTGCCGTCGTCTTGCCACTGGCCGGTTTCGGCAACGGCGCGGGCTATCCCATGTATGTCGTATGGGCTGCGCCGGTAACCATGCGCACGACGCCGAGCGCAGTCGCGTCGTGGAGCAGCCTGGTCAACTCCACTAGCTCAGCTAACACCCTCATGGCCGATAACCGCACCATATCCTCGGCGATAACTTCTTCCGCCACCGGAGGCTTTACCGGGAGCTACACCGTTACGTCTATGAGTGCGAGGCTCTGATGGCCGACTACCAACTCACCGAAAACGAGAGCGTTGTGCTCCGCACCGCCGACGGGACTAGCATCCCCGACGATCCAGCCAACACCGACTACATGGCCTATACCCAGTGGCTAGACGACGGCGGCGTGCCGGATCCCTATGTCCCGCCCGAAATTCCTCCGCCGGAGCCGACCAATGAGCAGCTGGTGCTGGTCGATCACGAGAACCGTCTTCGCAGTTTCGAGGGCCTGCCACCTCTGACAGCGGAGGACTTCATCAACAAAATGGCCCACCCCGTCAGAGATCCCTAAGATGATCGTCAAAGAGGCTGCCGAGACCGTTCAAGAGGGTTTCAAGGCGATGCAGAGCGTCCCTCTAGCCATCGCCCTCTTACTCGTGAACCTGGCCTTCCTAGCCTTCGCTAGCTACGTTTTGGGCCGCGTCGCGGAGAACGCCTCCGAACGCAACAAAACCCAGATGGAAGTTATTACCGGCTTGGTGCATGAACTCAAGGAATGCGCCACAAGAGATAGATCGTCATGAGGCCTAATATGAACGAAGACCTTAAGTTAAGCTCTGCAGGTGCCAACCTCATTAAACATTTCGAGGGATGCCTGCAGCCGCACGCGGGAAAATATAAGGCATATAGGTGCCCCGCAAATATTGCAACCATAGGTTGGGGCCATACGAACCATCACGGGCGGAAATTTGACCTAACTTCGGTCTGGACGGTGGAGGACTGCGATGAAGCGTTTCTGGAAGATATGGAAGGATTTGAAAAGGACGTCAGACGCCTTGTTACTCGGCCGCTTACGGGCTTTCAGTACGATGCGTTGGTGAGCTTCCATTATAATACGGGCGCTTTGGGTAAATCGACGCTGCTGAAGAAGATCAATGCCGGCGATTTCGAGGGTGCCGCTAAGGAATTCCTCAAATGGGATAAGGCCACCGTCAACGGCAAGAAGCAGGTACTCAAAGGACTGACGCGGCGGCGCAAGAGCGAGAGCCTGCTGTTTCAGGGCATCACTGACGACAACTACGACGGCGATCCGGACATGCCGCTGACCTACCTGTCAGACCCGATGGCGCAAGCCGTCGACGAGCCGGAGGATTGACGCAATTGCCCGGTTTCGACGAGGAGACCGCGTGAAGTTGACGGAGAAGGCGGCGCTGCGAGCAATGAAGGGCTACGTCCAGCTTAATCGCAAGCACGTGGTAGACTGGCACGGCCGGAGGGGCAAAGTCGCGCACTCGACCACCCCAGGCTCACCCTGCGTGCTGATCACTTGGGACGATTTGAAGTACCCGGACAGCTGGCCCAGAGCGGCCGTTGAGAAGGTTGTAGAGGAGGACTGACCATGCCGGCCTCTGTCATCACATTCCTCATATACATGTGTGTTTTGGCGCTGCTGATATATTTGGCGCTGTGGGTGCTTCGCGACGTCCTCGGCCTACCGATCCCGCCCAAGGTCGTGCAGATAATATGGGTAATTGTCGCGTTACTTGTAATCTTGTGGCTGGTGCAGATGGTGTTGGGAGGCGGCCTTCATCTTCCCTCGCTCAAATAATTAAAATCCAGTAGGGTCCTTGGCGCGGCAAACTCGCCGTGTGCACTGCCGTCTAGCTAGCGGCACGAAAAGGAGGCAGATTATGTTACGTAAAATGCTATTTACTGCGACAGCACTAGTTGCGTTCACAACCGCAAGTCCTGCGGCCATTGTCGGTAATTTCGGCACCGACCCGACCTCGGCGGCCGGAGCCTTTTCCAACGATCCCAATGGCGCAGGCGTTGGTGGCACATTCTTCGATCAGTATTTGTTCGATATCTCGACGGACAGTACCGTTCTGGTGACCAACGCCACCAATACGTTTGCGGCGGGTGGCATCACCGGGCCGTTCGGTATTCAGAACTTCACTGGAGCAATCTATGAAATCGTCGGCGCCGTGGACCTGCTCCCCGGCGGCAACGACATCCTGCGGTTTGGGCCGCAGGCGGCAGTCCTCAACCCCGGCGGGTTGAGCCAATCGCTCAACGGCATCGGTGAAATTGCTGCGGGTAATTACTACCTCGCCATTGCCGGCAATGCGGGCAGCACGGCGGGCTATGGCGGCAACTTGTCGGTTGCAGCAATCGGTGCCGTGCCGGAAATCTCCACCTGGGCAATGCTGCTGCTTGGGTTTTCCGGCATGATCGTGATGGGCACACGCACCCGTCGCCGTGAAGGATGTGACTTCCGCCTGGCATAGATCAGGCGTATACTTCACCACGGGTAAGTAGACAAACTAAAGCCCCGCCTGATCCCCTTCAGGCGGGGCTCTTTTTTAGAAGAAGATCAGGAGAACTATCCCGGCAATCCCAAGCCACAATATTATGGACATGAGGTAGACGTGGAGCGGGATGCGCATCAGAACGGTGAGTTCTCTTTTTCCGAAACCTCGCCATCGTCGAACGCCGATCCTGGGCTCGGCCTGCCGTCGAGCCGCTGGCGGCCTTCGCTCTCAATGACCTGCAGATGGTTGAGACCGAACGAAACGCCTTTTTTGCCGACAGGGTCCCAAGCGAACGCCACGACGTTGGCGCGCACCAATTGACCGGACCAAACCTCCTCGGGGAGTAGAATATCCTCGCGATTTCTATCGACGATGCCTGGCTTGTTCTTCGCCTTCACGTTGATGTAGGTGCAGCCGGGACGATAGCCGTCATAGCTTTTCGTGCCGGCGTCGCGGAACGGCATTTCCACTTGCTTGAGATTGACGTTGTCGCCCCATTTCTTGCGGGCTGCCTGAGCGCAGGCTTCCTGCAGCGCTTTGTAGGCTGGGGTTTTCTGCTGCGCCTCGTCGAAAATCAACGTGCAGGAATAAACTGGGTTCTGGCCGTCGAAACCGGGGCGGGGGGTGAAAAGATTGGCAAAAGAGAGCGTGGCGTAGGGGGTGTTAAGTGCTGACATGGTGACCTCTTTGACATGAGTGACGTGGTTTGACACAGAGTTACATTACGTTGGGATCAACTCCTTTGTCAACTTTCGATTTATTTACGCAGGCCATTTAATATCTCGCTAATCCTGCCGCCGTTCGCCACGCCAACGCGATTGGCGATCTCGTGCATATGTGTGTCGGGTTCGCGCGTCGCTATCTGCCAAGCCTTGCGTATCTGCGCTGCCGTAATCGGTTTTTGTTTTTGCTTGGCCCGCCGCACGGGCTGGGCCCGCGTCATCAGCGCGAGCGCCGCATAGACATAATCCCAATCTTTATTTTGCATGCCCTCAACCAGTAGCTCTCGGGCTCGCGGTATGTTGCTAGGCGGGTTGCCTTTTTTCATGAGAATAGCTCCTCATCGTCGAACGCCGCTGCGGCATGCTGCTGATGCTTCTGGGCGAAGGATTGGCACTCGGTCTTGCGCACGCACCAGCGGCAATGCGGGCCGGCGTTCTCGGTTAAGTCGCCTAGCTTGATCTTGCGGACTGCGGGGCGAACTTCATCGTCACGCCACTGCCGCAGATCCTTCAGCGTCGTGGCGTGCGAGCGCAACGGCATACCCTCGATGCGCGGCTGGCAGATGGTCAGCGTCACCGTGGTTTGTGCCGTCGGACCCTCGACATGCTGCGCCAGGGCCAGCGCGTAGAGCTTCAATTGCGGAGCGTCGGGGTTGACGGTAACGCCTTTGCCGAACTTGAGATCGACAACATGCAGGCTGTCAGGGGCATAGACGCCGCAATCGAGCGTGCCCCAGACCACGCCGTGAGTGTGCGGAACGACGAGGCGCTTCTCCAGAACAACTTCGGCTCCGGGCAAAGCCATCAAGCCCTGAACATGCGTGACGTACGGGTTCAGCGCCCGGCACATTCCGGGAGAGACGATGTATTCGTCACCTTCAACGGTGACCTTGTCGGGCAGAAAGATATCTCCGCCCAAGATCATCTCGGCGACCTTGTGCGCCGCCGTCCCTTCGCGGGCGTATTTCGACGAAGGGCGCAGCATGTCCTTCGTTTTGGTCACCGATGCTGGGCACGAAAGCCACATCGCGGCAGACGAGGGTGAGCATGCGGCGTGCCGGCTCATAATGAACAAACTCGGCAAGTGCCGATATCCCGAAGCCCCGTCAGGGTTTCTTTCACTGTCTTCGGCACCCGTCCTCCTTCGAACTCTTTCCGCAACTCGCGGAGCGGCGTCGGCCAAGTGTCGCGCCCTGGCGTCCTGTATGTTGCTCCGAATATGAACTCGTCAGCTTCGGCCTCGGCCCACAACTGCGGAAATTCTTTCCACAGTGTCCACCATTCGCCGATGCGCTGGTGATAGCAGCGTGCGCAGTCGGTACGTTTGGGGATGGTTATCTGACGATCAAACAAATAGTCCCAGACTTCATTCAAGCCCCAACCCCATTCCCGCAGTGGAAAGCGCATGGTAACGCCAGAGATGTCGGCATACGCCCCGCCCGCGCGGCCTTCCTCGTCAGCGCGCAATCCGACATAAGAGACGCAAGGGGTATTGTTCACGAGCCAAGCTCGATACGGCTCAATCTTGAGAATGCGGGTGCAGAACCTAGCGCGAAAGTTGGGCAACATGTTCTGCTCGCTGATCACGCCCTTAAGCCCCGTCGTGTGCATGATGGGGAGAATACGCTTGCCGAGCCGCTCTCCGAGTGTCTTCCAGTGGGCAAACATCTCGGGAAGTTCGTCGCCAGTCGGAGTACAGATATAAGTGTAATCAACTGCAGGATTTAACTCCCGCAGCCGCAGAGCAAGACAAGTGCTGTCCTTGCCGCCCGACAAAGCAACAACGTGTTTCATCGGTCCTCCCAGCCGCCCAGCGCTGCCGCCACAGCACGCAGCGCAAAAAATACAAGGATGCTGCCGACCGCCGAGAGCGCGATGATGAGGCAGCATGCATTCATGACGTAATTCCAATCACAAACAGCACGACGAGCACCAGAGCGATGCCGACGCCAGTCGCCAACGCCACGAAGACAACCATGCCGTCCATCGCCTTCATGTCAACGCGCCGTTGTCGATGGCCTGGCGGATCGGCACGAAAGCCTCGGGGGGCAGTTCCCTGAACGCTTTGGCGCCGTTGCCGAAGCGGCTCAGCAGTTCGAGCACTTCCTGCTGGTGGCCGTTGGCGTAGGCAGTCCGGAGGTCTTCGAGGGTTTTCTGGCGCAGCTTCACCATCTCGGCCGGGTCCTCGAATAGCTCTTCCGCCGGCTGCTCTACAATCGGAGGCTTTGCCGCCTGCTTCTCCACCGGCTTCTCCACCGGCTTCTCTACAGGCTTCTCTAAATCGTTGCGGAGGGTTGTGGCGTATGCCTGCGCCTGCGTCTTCGCAACCCTCTTGGCGGCAACTCTCTCCAGTGCGGCGATACGCATCTTCTCGTCATTCGCCAACTGCTTCTCGGTGCGCTCGCGCTTGGGCTTTTCCACGGGCTTAGTCACAATCGGGTCCACCGGCTTAACCACAGGTTTTTCCACCGGCTTAGTCACAGGGGCATCAACCTTTTGGACAGGCTTAGGCTCATCCGCGTATTCGCGAACTTTCAGAACGACGTCGGCGATAAATACCGATACCTGGTCAACAATGTCGGCAATGTCCTGGCCTTCAAACGTGATCTTCACTGCTTTTCTCCTTCGGGGGCTTGGTCGAATAGTTGGGTGAACTCGCGGGCCTTCCTCACAAGGAGGTCGTTGATTAGATCGTCCACGGTGCCTGCCGCCGAGAGCATCCTGGCGACGACGCCGTCCTTCTGCCCAATGCGGTGCACACGGCACGCGGCCTGCGCATTGTCCATCGGGGTCCAGCTGCTCTCAACGAATACCACATCGGAGCATTTGCACTTCGGCCCTACCAGGGTAATCGCGGTGCCGGCGGCCTGGATGTTGCCGACAAAGACCCGGCATTGCGGGTCGTTTAGGAACTTATCAACCTGTCTCTCCCGCTCGTAATGCGGCGTGTTTCCCACGATCGACGCCGGGGAGTACTCGCCGAGGTGCCGCGCCAGGGCGGCAATGACATGGGCGTGGTGCGCGAATACCAAAACCTTGCGGTTCTCGGGAAGGTTATCGAGCATATCAACAATGTACTCGGTGGCGCCGCGAAGCTTGGCGATCCCCAGCATTCTCCGCACCGACATCAACGCGACGCTCGAGGCCATCCGCCCCAGCGCCGCGGTCAGAACGTCGAGACCTGCGGTTGTACCCATATCGGCCACCGCCTTGGTGACGGTGCGTTCGAGCATCTCGCGGTCGGCCTCGGAGAGGTGCGCGGGATCGAGCGGCACCGGCACGGTGTCCCAGAGGATGGCGGGAAGATCATCGAACACGTCTTCCTTGCGGACCCGCATCATGAAGGGAGCGATGATCTTCTTAAGCACGTCGAGGTTCTTCGAGCCCTCGATGACCCTGATCATGCGGCTGCCGCCGAAAGTCTTGTGGGTGACACGGCAGAACTTCTCCTCATATTCGGCCCGCGTCATCTTGATGTTCTGCGACCAGCATAGGCTGAGCAGCGTGTAGAGGTCACCGGCATGGTTACGCATCGGGGTGCCCGAGAGCGGCACGATTTGGCCGAGCTTGGGAGCGGCGCGGCGCAGTGCTTTGACGCGGTTGGTGTCGGAGGCATTGAAGGCGTGGGCCTCATCGAGCGCGGTCAGCTCAAAGGGCTTGCCGGTCGCTAAGGCCGCGGGAATGGCGCCGTCGCGCTGCGACATCAAGCCGTGGCTGACAATATAATAGGTGGCGGAGCGGTTGAGGTCGGCCAGATGCCGAACGACGACGAAGGTGGCCTCGACATGCCAGAGCGTAATCTCCCGCTTCCAGACCAGCACGGCGGAGGCCGGGCAGATTACCAGCACCCGCTTGGCTTTGCGCAGCTTGACGGCCTCGAGGAACGTCCTTGTTTTGCCGATCCCCATATCAAAGCCGAGATAGGTCGGCACGCCTGCGACGATCCGTAGCGCGCCGGCCGTCTGATGGGCGAACAGCTCATTCATGCGAAAATCTCCGAGCGAGGGAGTACGCAGCGGACCCAATACCAGTCACCGATCAAGAGGGCCTCGGCCCGGTCGGCGTCTTTCTTTCTGTCGAGGTGCCGGTTGTGGTCCGGCCATTTCTTGATAGCGAGAGCGCGCGAAGCCTCCTTGTGCGAGCCGAGACCGTGGAAAGCCTTCCACTGCGACGGGGTCACAAGCGTCAGCGGCAGCCGCAGGGCGCCGGCAACGCCGTGGATGATCCCGACACCCATCCCGAACTTAAACGTACTGGAGACGCCTTGCTTAGGCATCGCGTGCACGTTCTCGACCACCATGTGCTCCACCTTCATGTCCGAGAGCGCGTAGGCGAAAGCGGCGCTGTCGACCATGCCGTTGACGGTGCGGAGGTCGTCCACGAATACCGGTGTGCCGTCGTGAAATACCGCAAGGGCAGCATGGACAGCGCCGGGATCTATAGCGGCAAAGATCATTTGCAGCTCGCGGCAAGACGCTTGAGCGAATGTTCCAGCACCAGAGGACCGCCGGGCACGACGGCGGCGATTTTATCATTCAGAGCCCACTCTGCTTCAACCCGATCCTTGAACGCCCATTTTTCACGCGCGTGTTCCAGGGCTTCTTCCGTCTCGCTCCAGCTCCACAAAGCCATTCCGGCAACCACGAGCGCCACGACGACGACAATATTTATAAGTTCTGCCACAGCTCCAAAAGACGGCAGCACGTACCAGAGAAGACAAGAGAATACGGCGGTGCTGGCAAGCGCCACCCACAAGATACCTCTGCATAGCTGCATCATTTTCGTGCGCCCTTCTTCTTCAGCCGGAAGTCTCGGATCAGCGCGTCCATCGGGTTCTCAATCAGGTTCTCGGCCTGCGCTATCGCGAACAACGCCGGAGACCAGGATCCGGGGATCGAGTTACGCGTCACCCAGCCCTGCATAGTATCGGCACCGGGCGGAAAGAACCCGCGCGCCATCAGCTTC